TATTGACTATCGGCGGTGTATTGTTTTGAAAAGGTGAACAATCGGCTAGGGTTAGGGCGTTAACGGGTAAAAGTTAGCGTTTAACCTAGGGTATCGGCTACCGGGTATCGGTTAGTGGTTTAGGTTACCGGGCGATTGTTACGGTCAAACCTAGCCTTTCAACCAATTGTAATCTTTCGCGAAAAAACACTTGCTTTCCAAATCGAGAAGGCTATATTGTGTATAGGTTAGTTCGACGGAGAGAACCGACCGACGGAAAAATGCAGGACCAAAGCGGAGAACCGCGCGCCAAGGGTGGGCGAAAATCCACGGGGGGTAGTGCGCGCGTAGGTTAGAGGCCCCCCCAGCCCCGGTTTAGTGTACCGTATTGTATATTTCCAGAGGCTCCAAGTACACGTCAATCAAATTTCCAAGTCGTCCCTCCGGTTAGGAGAATCCGTGGTCCGGTTAAGAAAAATTACCCCTTAATGGGGGGGCTATTTTTTATTGAGTAGGGACCCAAAAATATAAAAATTGGTTTAGCAAAAAATCCGTTTCCAGCCTTAACCAGATTCCGGTTAAGCCTAAATTTGCTTAACCGAGTTTTTTTATATCAAGGAATTGTAAAGTTTTTTTTTTTTGAAATCTGAAAAACAAGGAGATCGTGGTCATTTCTTGTGTATTGACAAGTCAACACCGTCCCATAATCACCGAAGGACCAGCGGATTAAACAAATAACCACGATACCACGATATTCTCAAGTTAGTACAAATTTTTTAAAAAATATATATGAACTTGGAAAAACACATAGATCGTGGTTTTTTCTTTAATGTGCTGGATGGAACTGGATTATCGCTGCCACTTTTTTCTCTTTTTTCAAAAACTACGTGGATGTACAGCGTTTACGGTTAACGGCGGTTTGACACGACCTATTTTTGACCCTAAAATATACTTAACCAGAACAGTCCCATGACCTTTCGCGAAATGTCTTTTGCCACGGAGTTATTTTGCACCCAAAAGAAGAATATCTGTTTCCGTTTTTGAACTTCTTAAACAAGCATCGACGGAGTAAACGAAGGTCACCTTTTTTGACCCCGGCTACTTGGAAAGTTCCTTACTTCTTTGGTCCAAACAAACCTCGGACATTGCAAGAGCGTGAAAAGTACAAAGAGTTCAAGCCTTGGATTTTGGATAACCAGCATTATGCCCAGTGGCTTTGGCAACCGGAGTCGATGTATGCCCCGCGGGAGTACATGATACCGGAGCTTAAAAAACTTTTGTTAGTTACCCCGCGTTATTTCGCAGCTCATTTTTTCCCTAGTTATTCTTCGGACCTTTTGTCCGACCTTAGCAGGTATCAGATAAACAGAATTAAGCAAACAATCCCGACCGAGGGTTTGGAGTATTTGATGGCGCACTGTCATGGTGTGCCCACGAGATTGATTTGCAACTGGTCCGGTAAGAGTGAGGCCGACATCCACAAATCCGTGTTGAATTCTGTGGGTAGTTTTGCAAACTCGGTCCCATATTGGATTTGGGCGTACCGTGTGGACATGAGGACCATTCCATTTACTCAAAAAAAGAACAGTCGTTGTAAGTTTGCTAATAGGCTGCGGATATGGAATGATTTAAACGAGCGGCCCCAGTTCACACCTTGTCATACTGCTAAAATGATTTTACCGAGCTACCTGCACACGCCAGAGGCTTTGCGTAGTTTGCCTAAAAAGCGCGTTAAAAAACCGATAGATACATTATTGTTATCTTTGTCTCACCACCGGAACCCTCCGGTTCGCAAGTTGAGTAGGTACAAAAGTTTTTAATTTCTGTTATTCTGGCCCTGTGAGGTAGCCGTGGCAAAAAGAAGGTCTGCAAGTGAGTACGCATTATTTCTGGAGCGGATTCCAGAGGATACTCGAAATGAAATCGCAAACACCATTAAGGATTCTCCGGTAGAGGACTTGAATGATTTTGCATACATGTGTTCTGGACTTATTGCAGAAATTGTGCGTGGGAACATTCCCCCTACGGTAGCGGATGCGGCCCAGCCATATGCGGAGTTGATGTATACGGCTATAGTTTCTGCGGGTAAAAATGAGAAAACAAACAGAGCTGCGGCTTTTACTACAGTCCTCGGACGGTTACAAGAGGCTGCAGATAACGCCAAGAGTTTGGAAGCGAAGTATGTGGTCGATGAAAGTTTTGAAGCACCGAAAGAAAGAGAGCCAATCCCAGCTACCGCTTTGGCAGAATAGATGTCAAAAGTCGAGCCCCAGTACGAATCTTTTGCTGCGTTGCAGAATCCTATTGTTAGCTTGCCCGCCTTTGGTCATGTGCTTGACCAAGCGACAGGTAAAGAAATTTTATACGACCCCTCCAGAATCACAACCGACCTACAAACTACGTTACTCTCCTACCTTGGTAACCCACCAAAAAATGAGCTTGGGCACAATCGGTGGCTATGTCTCTTGGGATACCGACAGGGAGGGAAGTCCCTCTGTGCAGAACTCGGAGCATACGCCTTAACTGCGTACACTCCTGGTCACGACCACGTATGTATTGCGGATACAAAGCACCGAGCAGATTACTTACATCAGCGGGTTCATTTCAACCATAAGCGTTGGGATGAGAAGTTCCGGTCTCCCACTGTTCCAAACCGAGAGAGTCGTCAGCTCACGTTCGACTCGAAATACGGCGGCAGGATGCGTACATTGTCTGCTGAAAGTGGGGCAGTGGGGATCGGACAGTCTCCGGATTCGGTACACATTTCCGAGATTGGATTCTTTTCCAGCCCCGGAACCATTATGAACTTAATGCTGCCATCCATTATCAACCGTCAACATGCTACCGCTGTAGTGGAATGTACGCCCGTTCCCTCCGGCGCACCGGGTGCTCGGTACTGGCAAGACTTGTTTAACTCCGCAAAACGAGGCAAAGGTAGATGGGTGGCAGCATTTTTTCCCTTCTGGGACAACAAACTGGCCCGTAGACCTTGGCCAAAGAACGCAACACCCCACAAAGAAGAACTAGAACTCTACGAGCAGTACCACACCAAAGGACTGACGTGGGAAAACCTAGCATTTCGTAGAGAAATGATAGAAGCAGATGCAGAAATCCGAAGGAACCCCGACCTTTTCCGCACCTTTTATCCTTTCGATTCAGTAAGCTGCTGGATGGCAACAGCCGGTGGGGTCATCCACAAGAGCATTCTAGAAAAACATATTAAATCACCGCTACTTATACCTTGGAGTGGACCGTTCCAAGAGTACGAAGCACCCGAAGCAGGTGCCATTTACGCCATCGGCGTTGACCCTGCGGGCTTTGGAGCAGGTGACCACGCCTCTTTTCAAGTGCTAAAGGTCTGGAAAAACGAGTGGACACAGGTAGCATGCTTCTCCGATAACGAAGCAGACCCAGTTTCTGTGGCAGAACGACTCGTACTCACTGCCAAAAGGTACAATAACGCCTACATTTTGGTGGAATCGAACGGTGTAGGGGCTGCAGTGCTCGCTATTTTGCAGACCAAAGAGTGGGAAAACCTGTATTACCACGACAAAATGAAGCCAGGTATCCCAGCAACCTCGAAATCTATTGATGAAGGGTTGGCAAATCTCCTCGATGCACTGATGGATAACCTAAAATTGTACGATGAAGACCTCGTACAACAACTGATGACCTACAAAAACGACAAGAAGGTGCAGGATTCGGACAAAGCACTGATGCTCCGCGGGAAGGTAGGTCGCCATCGCAGAGAAAAACATCACTACGATAAAGTTAGCGCACTCATTTGGGCGGCATACGCAGCACGAGACTTGCCTCAACGGAGCAAACCCGGTGAGCACGAGGAAGTTTCTTTTGATAACGTGATTCCTTTCAACAACATGGCGTATAATGCACGCCAGCAGTATTTGAAAGACGTAGAAAAAGCGACTAAAAACAAATCTCGAAAATCAAAATACAAGTCCACTCGCATGATTCGAAATAAAAAACGAAACAAGCGACGTTAAGGAGTCACCGTGGCCGATACAAAATACAATCCCGCAAAGAAGTTTCCCGCTATCATCAAGCAACAAAAAACAAAGCTGGATGGAGAAAGAAAAAGGTGGGCAAAGTGGGCACGTTGGTATCGGAGTGAGTTCTTCCGAACAAATGATGAAGACTACGAGATGGACGGTAGCTTGGGTGTACCCAACTACAATTCTGATGAAATTACAATGGAGCAGAACTTTGTCTACTCCTACTGTGACACTATGGTCGCCAACATCGTACCCCCAAATCCCCAAGTTACAGTACAACCTAGAAAAGAAGACTTACGAGAAGCAGCTAAGCTGCGAGAAATGCTCATCAATGACTGCCTTAGACGAAACAAAGTACATGCAAAACTTTGGAAACTAACCACACGAGCAAGCGTTTGGCCTCGTGCATTTATGAAGACGGTCTGGAACCCAAAAAGACGAACACCAATCTTCCGAGTCATCGACCCAAAGAACATATTCTTCGACAACTCCGTAGAGGAATACGAAGACATTCGATACATCATCGAAGTTACCGTACTTACCCGTGGTGAATTTGAAAAAAGAGCAAAAGGAAAAGGTAGGAAGAAAGGTATTTATGACAAAGAAGTTGCAGACCGAGCAACCTTTGGTGCGTTCCCACAGTGGTTGAAAGACCCACTTAAAGACAGCCCTTCGGATATGTACGCATCTCAAAATGTGTATCAGTGGATTACAATTTACGAAGTCTACGATTTTGTATCGGACAAGTTTTTCCATTTTATGGATGATGTAGATGAGCCGTTGCTCGAAGATAACCTTCCGTACACAAACTTACGGAACCCGTATCAGATTCTGACGTTCAATGACAATCTGAAAGACATCGGGGGCATGAGTGATGTCCAGCTAATTCAGACTGCTCAAGAGCGACTCAACGAGATTGATACCTTAGAGATGTGGCACTCTAAGACATCAATCCCCGTTATGCTTATTAACGGGGGCCTTGTCGATGACCCCGCCGTTTTGATGGACTTGTTAGAGGACATCGGCGGTCCTGGGGAAATCGGGGTCATCGACACTAAGGCGAGGGTAGGCATTGGTGATGTAATTGGCAGCACTCCTATTCCGCAGTTTTCCCCTAACTTTTCTCAAATGAGAGCACGTTGCATTGAGACCATTGAGTTCGTTTTGGGCATCCCTGCCTACAGCCGTGGCATGGTGGGTCAGTCAGATGTTGCGACAGAGCTCGCTCTGGCGGATACGGCTACGCGAACTAGAAACGCCCGACGACAGAAGGCAGTATACGATGTCATCGCGTGGATGGGTGAAGCCGTTATTGCGTTGTACAAAGAGTTTATGCGTCCTGACGAAGTCATCCCAGCTCGCCTTTTGGACAGCCCCAACGTAGAGCAGTTGACCAAAGAGCTTTTGGTAATGAACGAAAACGAACGTGCTTTGGATTACGATTACGAAGCTGTACCGTTCTCTGCACCGGAAGCGAACCGAGTTGTGTTGCTCAAGCAGTTGGAGCGTTTCGCTCCTGTGCTCTTGAACAATCCTATGGTCAATCAAGACAAGCTCATTCAGCAGCTCTTGGACTTGTTACTCATGCCAAACGTAAAGGCAGACCAGCAGCCACCACAACCGGGCATGCCACCAGAGGGAGCTCCTCCAGGAGCGATGCCCCCAGGAATGAACGCACAGGGCGTGCAGGGGCTTGACCCGAACACACTTCTTCAGATGATGGGGCAAGGTGCTCCAGAAGATACACCTATGAGCGGGGGAGGAACCCCCGAAAACTTACAAGAAGGCAGCGTCTCCGGCGGTGTCGGAGGAGAGGGAGTCTAATGCCACTATACGATGCCCGTTGTCCAGAGCACGGAAGACAAGAAGTCTTTCAATTACTTGCCCACTTTGAAGATGGATTGAGATGTCCGATTTGCGACAGAGAGGTATTACGCATTGTAAGCCCTGTTGCACAATCAGGTCCTAGTGATGATAGGCCCTTGAAAATTAAACAAATCGGTAAGACCTTTACAACCAAAACGCAGCTCAAAGAATACTTGAAGGAGAACCCGGATTGTGAGATGGTTAGCTCGTCTAGCAGTCAGTGGAAGGACTTCAAGCATACTGCCAGAGAGAACGCGGATGCTTATTACAAAGAAGCGGGATACCGGGATAAAGATGATTATAGAAAGAACATCCGTAAAGACATGGCCGAGCAAAAACGCGCCGCTGCTTCCGCTGCAGCTGCAAAAAAATCTTAGGAGTTTACAATGTATCACGACAAAGAAAAGCCTATGAGCGCCGAGGAGTGTCTCTTAGATTTACTGAAAGAGAATCTCCCTCCAGAGGAAGTCATTCGCCGTTTTAAAGAGAAAGGCTACAGCCTTGAAGGTGAAGGTAAAGAGGAGGATGAGTCCGAAGAAAAAGAAGATGAGGAAGAAAAAGAAGAAGAAAAAGAAGATGAGGAAGAAAAAGAAGAAGAAAAAGAAGATGAGGAAGAAGGCGTGATGGACCTTAAAATCAAAAAGGTCACTGTTATGGGCGATGAGGAAGGAGCACACCCTGTTCCTCGCATGGCCAAACTAATTCGAGTAGCCCGTAAAGCTATGAAAGGCGACAAGGAGAAGTAGCCATGAAAGAGAATATGATGAAAGAAGATATGATGTCTTCAGATGTGGAAATTGATGAAATTGGTGATACCAAAATGGGTGAAGCTAAGGGAGTTATGAACTTCCCTAAAGAACGCGCTAGAGTCGCTCGTAAAATTATGAGTAAAGAAATGTTCAAAGGACTTCCTAAGCGATGGAAGGGCCGCGGAGATTACTTCTTTGAAGCTCAAGATGACGGTAGTTTAAAAATCACAGGCGGCGATAAAGCTAAAAGCCTTACGGGTGGAAAGTCTACAGTTATCACCGATAAAGTAAAGATTAAAGAAATCTTAGATAAAGCTCGTGATGGTGACGTTATTGAAGAAGGCGCAACTTATGAGTTTAAAACAAGGGGTCGAGGCAGCTTTGATAGTCCAGAGTCATACGGAAAAGCTCTAAGAGATACTCTTGCAGAATCTACTCCAGAAGCAGAAGGTGTTCCTCGTGTATCTGATGGTATGCCAGAAGAAAAAGGTGTATCTGATTTAAAAGAGTCAGAAGGCGCTCTTAGACCCAAACGAGAGTACAGAAATCCAACTTTTGAAGCAGCTAATTACTTAATGCAAGAAATGAAAAGGCGTCCAGAAATTAAAGACATCTTACAGAGAGCCCTAGATGCGTTAGGGGTACCTGTTGAAAATGCAACTGAAGTAATGGATATGGACAAAGTTATGGGAGAAACAAAAATAACTGCTAATAGTGGAGTTTAACTATGGAAGAAACTACTGAATCCCCGGCAGTAGCTGAAGCACCAGCGACAGATACAGCCCCTGTTGAAACTGCTGAACCTGTTGAAGCTGCAGAGCCACCTGCAGAAGAAGCTCCTGCGGAGGCGGAAGCCCCTGCAGAGGAGCCCGTTACGTTCGACTCATTTGGGTGGGACGATTGGGATGGCAAACATGAAGCCTTTCCAGAAGACATTCGAGGTTGGGCAGAGAAGATTAACGGCTACTGGAATCCTAAGATTAAGGAGCATGAGGAAGATGCTGCGCGCTATCAGCGTTTGTACGAAGCTCTTTCTTATGGTCAAGAGGACCCTCGTCTTAACGAGTTGCAGACAAAGAACACCGAGTGGGAGACTAAATACACCACTTTGGAAAACGAGCTGAATAGTTTTAAGGAATCTTTAGAGGAGTACGAAAACCAGCAGGTCGAGGAGTTTGTTACTAAGTTTTACGACACACATGGCGAGGAGCTGGAGCAAAACCCAGAACTTAAAAGTGCAGTTACAACCTTGGTAGAAAACGAGTTTGACCCCTACTACGCGGTCAAATTAGCGAAGCTAGGGCCTGACGCTGCAGAGTTTGCACTAGAGTTAAAGAAAGAAAATGTTCCAGATAAGCGAGCATTGGAATTGATTTCTTTAAAGTTTGGTGCTAAAAATGTTCCATCGGCGCAGACTCCTGTGCAGCCACCGCTTTCTAAATCGCAGCAAGCGGTGACTGGTGCGACACCAGCCCATCGGCCTCAAAAACCGGTGGTGAGGATGCAGGATTTAAGCAGGAGAGATCAACTCTCCCGTGCTGCAAGAATAGCAATGGCTTCTAATAGAAAGAGGTAAATAATGGCATTTTCACCTGACGTATTAGTCACCGCGTTACAGGAACTTATTCCTGGCTACTCGGAGACTTTCACCAAGTGGCACCCTGCTTTCGATGCAATCGTAAAGAAGGGACAAAAGGTCACTGCAAAAGGTCCTTTTAGAGAGTTCGCTCTCGTTCCAAGTGGACCTGGACAAATCACCCCCATCCTGACAGGTAACGAAGTTATCGCAGGTGGTCGTACTATGAATTCTGTTCGCGCTAATACCTATGCCGCGACCATGATTTACGCATACGACGTACCGGGTCAAGACCTTCGGGAAGCAAATGGAGAGATGGACCTAGTTCAACTCATCAAGCGATACCCCGAACGAGCTATCATGGACTTCCATGAGCGCATCGCACAGCAGCTTGTTGCTGGTAACGGGGCTGGCGCAGGGTCTTTCCCAACATTCAACGGCAACGTAACCTATGACCCTAAAGGTCTTGGCGCGCGACGAGGAGCTTTTGAGTACGCAAATGCAGCAGCTCAAACCGATGTTGTATTCGGTGTTCAGAAGAACTCCATTACAGGCTGGCACAACCAGTACCGCGACATCGCTTCCTTCGCTGCAGAAGGTCGTAAGCAAATGCGAGCGGCTTACTACGATGCGAGTCAGGAAATGGCTAACGCAGAAGGCGATGTTGACTTGCTCTTTGGTGACCGTGGCTCCTTCGACAACTACCTCGAAGACCTTGATGACCAAGTTCAAATCATCACTCCATCTACTGAAGCGGGTGACCGTGCTCCTAGCAAGCTCCGTCAAGGGGCTAAGTTCTTAGGCTCTACGTTCTACTCTGACCAGTACATCGATGTCACTACTGCAGCAATTAGTCAGCGCGGCGGCGTTGCTTCACCTGCAGCGAACGGTCTCATCTACGGAATCCACTCCAGCACATGGCACTTGTACACCATGGGACATGATTCTATGATGGAAACCAAAGGCGACTTCGCACAACGTGGCCCTATCCGTCACCCGACGCAGGACATGTGGCGTTACGAGTTCGTGCTTAGCATGGGCATGTACTGTGATAACCTTCGTTGTAACTTCGCCGTAACCGGCGGAAACCTACCTTAAAGGAGTTTTATCATGGCTATCGATACTGGAATTGGTATTTCAATCACGCAGACCTCTGCTACACAACAAGCACCTCTGGGTCAAACGGTATTAAAACCTGCTGGCACAAATGGTGAAGGCGAGCAAGTTTGGGTTTATGTCCAAGCTACTGAAGCCTTGGTTGTTGGAAGCGTAGTATGCCGACAAATTACGGCTGGACCTTTAGCTGCTACAACTGTAAAAGTTCAAAAAACCCTTGCAGGTATGCCCGCAGACGCAGTAGTAGGAGTAGCTCAACATGCTATTTCTTTGAACTACTACGGATGGGTTTTGCGCAAAGGCCAGGGTAAGGTTCTTACAGACAGCGGTAATGCAATTAACCCTGCTGTAGGAATTCAATGCGGTTCTAACGCTCCAGGAACAGGCGAAGCTGCCGCAGCCACTGCAAACGTTTTTGCTTACGCATTAGCGGGCGCAGCGACAAACACGTTGGCTGACGCAGTCATTGACTGCCCTAGCTCGTAACAAAACTTTAGGGGGAGTTCTCCAGGACGGGAGGACTCCCCTCTTTTCTTATGGGGGTGCGCCATTTACAATTTAAAAGGCATTCGTGAAGCTGTATTTGCAAGAGCGGATTGGGCACCTTCTCAATCCACCGTTGCTATTGAGCGCACAAACGGTTGGATCAACGTGGCTTATATGCAAATTGCAGAAGAAGCCCCGTTCTTATTTTTTGAAGACATCATTCCCTTTAGTGTAGACCCTGACGCAAAACCTACACGAACGGACGATACGGTGTCAGTTCTAGCTACAGACCATTGGGTGCTGCAGCAAGACCTCACTTCTGCCACTACAGATAGGCTCGTGTGGAATACCACAAATGCTACCAGCAGAAACTGGTCAGGCAGAACGGTCAGTGTAGAAGATGCAGATGGCCGATGGTACGATTTTCGTATTCGAGAAGTTTGGATAGTTTTATTGGGCGGAGGAATTTATCAAGCTCGTATGTCTTTGGATAGACCGTGGCCCACAAACACAGCTCCTACAGGTTTGAATTATCGTATTCAAACTTCTGAAGTAGCCCTACCTGATGACATGATTGAGATTCGGTCTATGACACTGAAACGAAATCAGTTGGACTACCCTTTGACGGTCATCGGTCAAGATAGAGCTGAGTACGCCTCTCTGAACATGGCAGATAGGCTTCAGTCGCAAGGAGTGCCCCGCTGGTGCTTCCGTAGAGAGTATCAGGTACTTCAAGCCCCTACGTTCGACCCAGTGGCTACAGACACTTCTGGACAAGTTTGGGCAGGACCGGAGCCAAAAGGTAAGTTTCAGTATCTGTTCACGTACATTTGGGGGCAGCGAGAAATACGGTACACAACCCCCGGACCCCTTAGCCAAACACAGGTTAAACCTATTGTAACTCCTGATACAACCAATTCTAGAATTGAGGCGTACTGGGAAAGCGGTCCTTCTAATGAAACTGCTATAGTTGAAGTAACCCAACCAGGTGTTGAAGTAACACTCCCCAACATCGACTTTATGTTGGGCTTCGACGGTGCTCTGACAGACAGAAGAAATCATTCTGGGATTAGAAAAAGGATTTACCGCCGTCGTTTAACGGATGCTGGAGATCAAGTATTACCCGCAGGTGTTCGAGTTGAAACTCCCGATAACTTCTTTTTCTTAGACGAGGTGGAAGGTGAAGTCATTACCTACACGGACACTGGCGCGGTTACACCGGACTATAATAGACCGTTCCGTGAGATACATGGGTATCAAACGCTTCGGTTCATTCCAATTCCAGATAAAACGTATGAAGTGGACCTGCGATGTGTCCGTACACCTAGAAAGTTAGTGGATGATAAAGATGTGCCACGTATACACAGTGATGCCATCCCCACGCTTATTAACAAGACGTTGCAGTATGTTTATGAGGCGATGGGTAACGAGGCAGCTAAGAGGTCTGCACAAGCAGACTACGAGAGAGCCCTATACAATCTGACAAAGCGGTATGGAGATGCACGGCCTTCTAGTAGGCCACGCAATAAGCGAGTTGCATCAGTACGTCGAAATCTGATATACCGTCGTCAGTTCCCATTAGTAAAAGGATAAAATTATGGCCACAAAGAAAGTAACTAAAACTGTAAAAATAGAAGAAGAAGTTGAAGTTGCGCCTGTACTTGCAGGAGCAATTTACACTTTTACTGGAAAAAGCGGAGAGCTGGAGCACGCTATTTGTTTAGCTACCCGACAGAGAAGTGGGTGTGCAGTTCGAGGTCTTTTCCGTACCTTTGGCGAAGCGGAAGCGTGGTATGAAGAAGGTTCAGACGCTCTGTTAAATTGGAAACTTGTTTCTAAGCCTCAAGTTGAAGCCCCTAAGAAAGCTACTCGAAAGAGAACCACTAAATCAAAAGAGTAGGTCATGGCAGATGAGAGAACTCGTAATTCAGTCGGTCCTTTTCAACTTAGAGTCGAATCCGGTAGGTTAATCGCTCCTAACGAAGTCGCTTCTAAGATTGAGAATATGTACTTGACTGAGACGGGTTCTCTGCGCTCTGTTCAAGGGCCTGTACCTTATCAGCCCACATACCCTGTAGCGGCTACTGCTGACCCCGACCCTGGCCTAGATTTTTCTCGCAGCGCAGGAGTATACCACTGCCTTCTCCAGAGTGGAGAGCGAGACATACTGCTTTGGCATGTGGTGTACACAGGCTCTCCCACTTTGTTTTCTGTAATACAAGAACACAAAGGTTGGGATGTAAACGCCGGGGCCCCTTTTGGTATCACTCTTTTAGCTCCCAACGGGGTGGCTGCAAAAGTAAATGCAGACGTATCTCTTTCTTTGAGACCCCAGTTTCCTACGCAGTTTGAGTCTACACCGGATGGTGTAATCATCGTACCTCAAGGGAGCATTGCCTATTTCTATGATGGGGATATTATAGCACCTTTGGGATTTCCAGAACGACCTGGATCTCCTAGCGCAGAAGGTCCTAGAACAGAAGGTTTGTCTATAACAGCCGGAGGCTCTGGACCTAATAATTCTGGGTATAGCAGACGAGGCTCTGACAGAGATTCTACATATACGCAAGTGCCTAAGATAAAAAATAAATCTACTACGTTACCTAGAGTTTTCGGAACGTGCAGAATTGGAACAACTTCGTATTCTGACATAATTACTCCGGGAGGTTTAGGAGCCGGTGTAAAAAAGAACACCTATGGTGGGGTTCTTCGAGAAGGTTCTTGGAAATGCGCGGTTCAGTTCGTTGATAGGTGGGGAAATCTGTCTGCGCTATCTCCCCCATCTGGTGATGCAAATCTGTCCAAAATGGAAAATGCAGATGGGGATTCAGAATACAAGTATGGTGGAGACCTACCTATAGAAAACTTTAAATTTCAATTTCTTTGGTCGGGTATTGACACAGGCCCGTCACATTGTGTTGGAAGAACTTTATACAGAACCAAGGATTTAATAAACTCTGGCGATGACAAGTATTACGAAATCCCTTCTAATTTTGGAGGAGGGTTTTTAGAGTTTTCTACAATACCTGACAATGTAACTAGCTCTTTTCCAGATGACGTACCCGATTCTGCACTCCTTATCGAAGCAGAAAAGTATATACCTGTTCCAGAGTTTAAACTCTGCAAACTAGCTTTTAGTAGGCTGTGGATTGCTAATTTTAAAAACCAACCTGGAGCTGTTCGGTATAGCGTAATTGGTAAGTGGGGAACTTTTAAAGAAGACGATTTAATCTTCCCAGACCCTACGGGAGATGAAGTAACGGGTCTATGGCCTACAGACCAAGGGCTTTTAGTCTTCACGTCTTCTAGCACTTTCTTATTCGTTTCAAATAGTGATGGCGACGGCTTTAGAGCTTCGACCCTTAGCACAACCATTGGATGTGTTGCCCCCAGCTCTTTACAAACTATGAGAAACGGCCAAACTGTTTGGTTAGGGGAAAAAGGCTTTTATGCGTATTCTGGAACTACGCTAGACCCTATCAGCATTGTTGTACAACCTACGGTGGACAGAATAAATATAGCTCGTAGAAAGCAAGCTGTATCTGCAGTAGATAAAAAAATGGACGAGTACAGATGCTGGGTTCCTGTAGATGGAAGTACAACTAATAACCTTTGTTTGATATATGATGGAGAAGGTTGGAGGCAGAGAAACGATGTCAAAGCAACCAGTGTTTGTGTCACAAAAGACCATCGAAATTATATGCTCGCAACAGGAGAAGTTGCTAAGTCGGGAGGAACAGACCACTCCCTGTGGCTCCTCGATAGAGAAGCCCTGTCCTATACAAGAGCATCAGCTAGAGAATCTGTTGTGCAAACAGCATGGCTCAAATCCATACAGTCAATGCGACGGTCTACGCTTCTTACAGTCTATATTTGGATGCGGGCTACAGAGAAAGGCGACTTAACTGTTGAAGCGTTCCGGGATTGGAGAGAGTCTCCGATTATAGAAACAACTGCAGGAGCTACACATCCTCCTAAGTTGTACGCTCAAGAGGACCCACCTTCTTTTTGGGATGAAGCAATAACTGGCTCCGCAGGTGCTACTTGGGTGCGCCGTAGACCTTTTTGGGTCAAGGTAGATTTTCACATGCCTTCGTGTGAGGTCTTTAAACTTAAATTTAAGTATTCCGGTGATTGGGAATTTGTTGGTATGCTCTTTGAAGACCGCGACGTTCATGGCGGTGGTGTACAGGTGGCTCCATGAGTTGGAAGTTTCCAGATAAGTATTTCAGTTCTTATGGTGTAATGAACACTGAAGATACCAATGAGGCTATGCGTAGCTCTGTTGAAGAAATAACGGGACAACTAGGCGAGCAAAACTTCGCTAGAAATGCGTTCACTACGGCTACTAATTACGAAAAGGACATAGCCTATCGACATGCAAAGCTAGAGGTGGATGTAAAAGGTGCCCAAAGGCTTATAGGGGCTGGAAACCCAGAAAGTTTTTTAGACGATCCCAACACTGCGGTCCTAAACAAAAACCTAACTTGGCAATCTATAGAAACCCAAGTTGGTAATAATCCATTTAGGTACAACTTTGTTTCTAGAGGGGGACTATTATTTGTAACAGCTCGACTTTGGGGGGCTCAATTTTTAGCAAAAACAGGGGGTCTAAATCAGTCACCTAAACTAAATCCAGTTCTTTTTGCTTTAAGAATAAACGGGGCTCTAGTACCAGAGTCTGTAGACGGAAACCTAGATAATTTAAATTACGAGGAAGATTACAACACTGGAAATACCGGAGTATTTTCTGTAAATATAGATTTTGTATTACCTACAGTACCTGGGGATACTACTGTAGAGCTGGTAGCTCAAGTTAGACCTCAAAGACTTGATAAAGATAGGTTTGTAATCGGGGTAGGTTCTAGAGCCCTTATCTTATGGGAGATTTCTAACTAATGCCTTTTCCTAATTTTGATCCCCTAGATGAAGGAGAAGCTCTTACTGCAGCTTCTCTAAACTCAAAGCTACAAGACACCCGCGGAAGCATAAACGCGCTGCCAGCAGACGCTATATCAAGTGGAGCCCTAAGGTCGGAACATCTGTCTGCAATAACTTTGAACAACCTTTCTACAGACGCATCGGGTGCTGCTGTAAATATGACACATACGAATCCCACACCTACGGCTATTTCTGGGAACTACGATAATATATACACAGGAACTCCTGTAACTGTGCCAAATTCTAGAGGGACTTTTTTAGGCTGGGGAGATGGTTTAGGTGGAACGGGTTGGGCGGGCATAGCTGTCAACGGTGGAGGATTAAACACAAGAGCACAACTGGTATTCCCTTTACCGGGACTCACAATTATGCCAACTACGGGAGCTGCTACGAGTAGCCAGTTATGCACAGGACTTTTAGTAAAAGTAAATGTAGGAGTTTTAGTAACCCCCGCTTCTGGAGGACAACCTAAAGGAGCCCTCTATTCGGCGGGTATGGGATTATCTATTTTTTGGCAGGGCAATAGTTCTACCTACCATTGGATGCCTTCTTCTTTAGCTTTTAAAAGTAGAGCCAATGCGGTGTTTGCGGATATAGCTACCACTGCTTTAATAACAAAGGCGGATTTAGATGCCCCTTTTGGTGGAGCGGCTGCGGAAACTGCAGTTTTTAGTGTAGGAGCGGCAATATGCTGCAAACAACTAACCCAAAATCTGTATATCAGAGAGTGGAGAATCAGTGCTATTCCCATTTACGGAGGTAGTTTATAATGCCTTTAATACCTTCACCCTCACCTTTGACAGATGGAGTAGCCGCATCTTCCGAAGCAGTAGACGGTGTACTCTACAGACCTCTAGCTACACCTGCTAATTTTGAAGTTTTAAACGGTCGTTTAGACAGTGCTAACGCATCTGGTGTAGATGTTTCTAGTTCAATGGTGCAGTCTGGGGCTTTTACTTTAGCTGAACAAGTGGGTGCGACAGGTCGTAACGACTACTTTTATAATATATTTGAAGGTGTTGTTATGCCTCAAGTGGGGGGCTCTGTAATAACAAACTCTGCGGATGTGGATAATATAACAGGTGCTACCAAAGAAAATTATAGTTTAAGAGATAGCCAGTATTTGATACTGCCAGGTGCGGGCAAACAGTTTTATCTACCAAAAACTTCTAATGTAATGCTATTTTGGCACGTTGAAACCGAAGCATGGGCGGCGGCTTACGACGCTTTAGTATCTAATGGAGACCCGGAAGCTCAAAACGATGCGTTGTCTTTAAAACTATTTGTGAATGGTCAACAGGTTCCTAATGAAAAAAGACAGCTAAAGGCTACCCAGTATTACGAAAACGCTGGGGGAGGTCTTCCTGCATTTCCGTATGTAATACCTGGAATGGAATTTAGTACGGATGAAGTAAAGTTGTTTCGCAGAAAATGGTCTGGCCACTGTATTGTACAGCTCGCTGCAGGATGGCATAATGCGGGCATTGGTATCGCACATCAAGTTTATCACGTTCGGACGACGACAAAGCGTTTCGGTTATGTCGCATTGAGGGCTTAGAAAATGGAAAGATTAGCTGCAAAAAAGAGAAAAGGTATCCTTTCTCGTATGCCAAAAGAGAGCAACGAAGACATTTTGGTAGGCTTAAAAAAAGCTGAAATTAAAAGTCGAGAGGAAGGAAAACGTAAGGCTACTGCAGCAGACGCAGAATCCGTTCGTGAAGAACTTGAACTGGCTAATGCTCAAGATAAATTAGACGCTCGAAAGCCAGCAGGTAAATTAAAAGCGAGACCTGACATCAAGCTAGAAGGTCTAAAATCCTCCACAGACATTGTGCAAGAGGCTATGCAAAAGCCCTCTAACCAGAAGGCATTTTTAGAGCCAAAAGCAACTACTGCAGAAGAACGCGCAGACCTAGAGAAAAAATACGGAAGTTTCGAGGGTGCTAAAAGAGCTATCGCTGCGGAAGGTGCTCGATACCGCGAAGCTCTACAACCTAAGAAGGGCTTTGAAGAAGACTACGATGCCGATGTGAAGTTCCAAGAGGAGGAGTACGGTGGGGGCTCTATCCGTAGAGAGATGGAGTTGGACGAAATCCGTGGGCCTAGAGATTCAGAAACAGGTGTGCGAGAAGCAGCCTTGGGAGAGGATGCTGCCGAATACGACAAGCAGTATGCAAAGCTCGAAAAAGAAAATCCAAACATGTCTGAAACAGAACTCCAAGATGCGGCAATTAAAGCTGTTAGAAGCCTTCAAGCTAGGGATGCCGAGGATGCAGCTAAGGATTTTAACACCGTAGATTACGGCGATGAAATGGAAAATGAAGTTCGTCGTAAAAGGTTGGAAGCTGAAGCTGCAGAAAAGGAAAGAAAAGAACGCCAAAAAAGCATGGTCGAGAAAGCTATTGGTACAGGCAAGTTAAAAGGCGAACGCATTACAAAAACCCCGGATGGAACACCTATCCAAGAAGCTGCTCGTAAATACATTGAGTCTTCTTACGGCCCTGACAAAGAAGCCTCCGAATCCAAGCTGGCACGCATACGAGAAACGGCAGATGCTCGAAGAAGAAATTTACCTGTAGACCTAGGGGAGTCAGAATCGTCGGGAGACCTAGAGTTCGAACCTGGGGAATCTGAAGTTACAGAGCAGGAAGTAGAAGACGCAGCTCTTGAACGAGAGTACGAAGCTCGACCAACCCAATCGGGGGTTTCTAGGGTGGCTCCTCAAAGCCAAGAGGAGAAAGCGGAGTACGCTAGATACAAACCCGAAGTTAAGCAAGTTACCGAAGCTAGGATTGTAAAACCAGCTACGGAGGCTTTGGATAACATATACCTGACTCCCAATAATCAAGAGTCTACGGCAGAAAACTTAGATAAGTTTCTTACTAAAACGCGCTTGGGTTATTCGGTGTTAGGGGGAGCTGGCCAGTCTGTTTTAGATTCTTTAACAGCTAGAAACGATTATCAGTATTACAAAACGCTACCTTTGTTTATGAAAAGAAATTTAGATAAAGAGGCGTTAAAAGCGATTGAGTTCTTTGATGAATTTAACAGAAGTAGAGGAGAGCCTTCTTTAAGTTCATTTAACGAACTGCTCTTAACATCGGACCAGAAGTCCCAAAGGCGAGGTAGATTCTTGCAGAGGATTGCTAGAGCAAAAGACCAACTACAAGATAGATTGAGGTCTAACGATTACGAACAGTCTGAAAG